CAAAATTTACAATGTAGTTACAAAATCGCTCAATATAACAATCTGGTTACAAAAGCTATTCTCAATAAGCAAATATTTCTCAATAAAAATGCGGAATTATACCACGACTACAAATGTTTTGCTAATGTAACCTCAAGACAGTTACAAAAAATCGCATGGCACTTATTAGTAGGTCAGAAGCAGCAAGATTAAAGAACGTAACACCACAGGCGGTATATAAGGCTATTAACCAGGGCAGACTTACTCCTGTTGTAGATAACGATGGCAAAGTTATGTTAGATAAGGATGCTTTTGTAGAAGATTGGGAAAAGACATATCATCCAAATCAGATGAAAAAGGCTAATAATTATTACAAGCCACGGCAGAAGGCAGTAGTTTCAGATATCCCTGCTTATGAAGAAAGCCGTGCAAGAACAGAACATCTAAAAGCAGAGTTGTTAGAGATAGAACGTAAACAAAAAGAAGAACAGCTAGTTAGTAGCAAAGAAGTAAAAGCAACATGGCTGCAACTTATTGCTTTGGCTAAGACAAAAGTATTAGGCATACCTAGTAAGGCAAAACAACGCATACCTGATTTAGATGTGTCTGCTATGAATTGTTTAGAAGATATTGTTAGAGAGTCTTTGGAAGAGATAGCTGATACACAGGCTGCATGACAAACTTACAAGAGCTAGAGAAAGCTGCATTAGAAGCATTTAGACCGCCAAAAAAATTAAGTCTGAGTGAATGGGCTGATGAGTATGCTTATCTGTCTGTAGAAAGTTCTGCCGAAGGTGGTCGCTGGAGAACACTGCCTTATCAGAAAGGCATTATGGATGCAATTACAGATCCTAATATTGAGCAGGTTACAGTAATGAAATCAGCAAGAGTCGGATATTCTAAAATTCTTAATCACGTTATTGCATATCACATACATCAAGATCCTTGTCCAATAATGATTGTGCAGCCAACTATAGAAGATGCAACTGGATATTCGAAGGAGGAGGTGGCACCCATGCTTAGAGATACTAAATGTTTACA